TCATGCAAACCTCCTGAGCTGATAGCTGTGTTCGACTGCTGCGAGGACGCGGATTTCATCAGCGCGGGCCGGGTACCCGCAGTCCTTGGCGACCTGATAGAAGACGTAGAACAGGTCTTTGCCGCGCCGTTGGAGCCAGCGGACGCACTGCCGGCCATCCACTTCGACCACGTACGGGCCATCCCAGCGCCACTCGTTCACTGTGGTGTTGAGGATCAGCACATCGCCGCGATTGATAGCCGGCGCATTGAGCGAGCTATCCGCCAGCATGTAGGCGTAGCCATCCGGGAGCGGCTCCCCGGGAGATGGCATGCGCTTGGTAAGGGCAGTGTTAGTCATGGGCGCCTCCTTTGGTGTTCGCCCGCCTACTGGCCAACCTGGCCTTTGCCTCGCGTTGAGTCGCGGACATGATCCGGGTAAGGCTCGGGTCGTCGCCGCTGTATGCAGCTGCCCTTGCTGCCTCGATGTGCAGATCAACGCCGTTACGCTCGGCCCGATCCACAAGCAGCTCAGCTATACGTTCGGCACGTTCCTGCCGGACGCGCTCGCGCAAGGCCATCTCGTCTTCCATTTCTCTGAACGAAGTGAGGGCTGCCCATCTGGCCTTCTCCAGCGTGCAACCATTGCCCTTGGCTTCACCGCGCCGGTAGAGAAGCTGTGCCAGCTCTTCCAGCTCAACTCCGCATTGACCTTTCGGCCAGTCGGCCAGCACCGAAACGGCAGACGTACGGGCCCGGGCCTTGGGGAACGGGATGACGTTCATGCGCGCCTCCTTTCGGTCGCGGCCTTTGCTCCACGCAGAGCCGATGTGGCGCCGGAAGCCAGCGCGTCCACATCCATGGCTGCCGCTTTCGTGCCTCGCTCCTTGTGCAGCTGCGCGCTGCGCGCCTCCAGGCGGAGGAACAGCACGGCGAGCTGGAAGGCTTTGCGGTCGGACAAATCCGGCTCACCAGCCCTGACGCGATTGAAAACCTTGTTGAGCTTGACCTGCGCTGCTTTGGTGCGGAATCGCGCAGACCTGGGGAACTTGATGATGGTCGCGCTCATGCCGGCCACCCGAGCAGAGCCTTGACGGCTTCCTCCCACTGGATGCCGAAGCGTGCCGCGCGGCGAACCACGAAGCGCAGGCGGGTGCGTGCGTCCGGGCCGTCGCAGCCAAGTACCTCCGCGCAGCGATGGCAGATGACATAGGGGAGCGTCGCACCGGGGCGGCTGATCTCGGACCGGCTGCTATTGAAGAAGTCGGTCGGTTGATCGCAGCAATCGCATGCGATGGGGTTGGTTTTGGTTGGGCGGGTCGCCGCCGCGTTGCCGGTGGCGCTCATGCGGTGCGCCTCGCTGCCGCATTGATGCGTGCGCGATCACGGACGCTGAGCGAATCCCAAAAGGGATCGGACGCGCAGCACGGCGACACCAGTGCCACGGACATCTCGTTACCCAAGACCGGGCCGGAATCAAGCGTGTATCGTGTGAAATCCGTGGTGATGAACTTAACGCACGGGAATTGACCATGGTTTCGGCGCGTGCCAGGGCGCAGGATGCTGCGGACCCGGATGGGCCGCGCCTCGTTTCCGGGGCGGCGCCAGAAGATGAGGCGGATGCTGGCTGCAGTGGCGACGTTGCGAGGCCCGGTTGGGAGGACACCGACCTTGACAACCTTGTCCGAGTTCACTGGTTCGGGTTTGCCGCTATCACCAATGGCCATCGTCACCGCCTCGCGGCTCCGAGTTGTGTTGGAGCTGACGTTAGCCATTTGCCTTCTCCTTCGATGCGAAGCAGGCAACGCCGCCCAAGTTTTCGCGGACGCGGTCAAGTTCGCCCTCCGCTGCCGCAATCAGGCACTCCAGCGCAAGGAAGAGGCGGTCATGGTCATCAACGTCAAGGAGCGGGTAGGCCAGTTCGCCCGGGCAGTCGGCAAGGTCTGTGCGCGCCAAGTGGTCGCGGTGCAGAGCGCGCGCCACTGCCTGAGCGCCTTTGGTGGCCCTGTCAGCAGTCTTCAGGGCGAACTTGAGGCTGGGGTTAAGGGGGGATTTCTTCCACCCCAAATCCAACCAGTGTTCGGTGTTTGCCAACTCTGGGCTGGAGTTCTGGGCCGGGGAAGGGGATACACTGTTCGTCGCCATGTGATTACTCCTGAGTCTTGGTCGATGAGGGCGAATTCGTGGCAGACGGCTGGGGCGCGCCAACGCCCTGGCCGTCACTGTTTTTGTCGCTGGTGCGGCTGATGCTGAGGTGCTTTGGAGCCTTGATTGCGAGGGTGATTCGACCGCTTCGCTGTTCGCACAGGCGGATCTCGATCTGTCCGCCTACGTGGATGGAATGGGCGGCGTCGCAGGGGATCACGGCGAAGCCTTGGCTTTTCTTAGGCGTAGGGATTCCCCTACCCGACAACGGGGTATCTGTCTGTTTCATAGGCATGAGAGGATTTAGGCTGGGGCCCTTCCGCGTTACGGAGGGCAGAGGCCAAAGTAAAAGCCGTGCTGCGCCGCAAGCTCGCACAGCCGGAAGGTTGAAACGGTTGCCACGATCACGGCCATCACAGCCCACCGCATTTCAACCGGCGCGGTGAAGATGCGAGTCCAAGGATATTCAGGGCTGGATTCGTTGGAAGGGCCGGAAGAGGCCCTCATTTTTTGGCGTGAAGAAGGCTCGGAACCTTCGACACAATCGCTAGGCGTTGCACCTGTGCGTTGACACTGCATGTGGCGTCTCCACACGCCGGACCCACCGGCGTTGTGAAGACAATACAAAATAAGTTGTTAAGTCACAACAAATAAAATGGTTGTTTTTCAGAGACACAGCGTTCTATCTGTGTAGGCTATGTGATGGTCAGCTTGCCCAGCCGCCGATCCAATGTACTCGACCGATGACGGTGATCGGACTGCGCCTGGAGTCCGCTGCGCGTGGCTTCCGCCAGTTGTGATCGCCCTGGGGATTGTCGCTGGCGAAGTACACGCCGCCATCAAGGACCAATGCGCGCTTGACGTAAATTTCCGGATTGGCACTCCCTTCCATCTGCACGACGTACAGTTCGCCATCCACGACGCGTTGGTCGCTGGTGTCGAACAAGATGGCATCGCCATCCTTGATGGTGGGCTCCATCGAATCGCCTTTGCCGTAGTAGACGGCAAGCGGCCTGTTGAGAATTCCCCTCCGGCGCAGGCTGCTTTTCTTGAACTTGAGGCTGTGCGTCTCGGCGTATTCCATGGCCTCAGCGCCAGCCCCGAGTCCAACAGCCTGCGAGTATCCGATCACGTCGGTGTAGTCGGATGCGCCATCGTCGGGGGCAGGGGTATACACCGGGGTGGGGCTGCCTTCGCCAAAAGCGAGCCAATCGATTGAGACGTTCAAGGCCCGAGCAATCTCCGCCAAGCGGCGGCTGCTGGCAGTGTCGGCCCTCTCAAGGGCGGCGACGGCCTGCTGTGTGAGGCCCACGGCGCGGGCGAGCGCTGCTTGCGATAGCCCTGCATTTGCCCTGGCGGCTTTGAGACGGTCGGAAAGGCTCATAGAATCTCTACAATTGGTTTTGTTGGGTGCGACAAATATACTTGTTGATGAACAAAATTTGTAGTATAAGTTTCGGCATGGACCAGACTTCCATCCAGTTGGCTATCGCTGCTGCAGGCGGACAAACCGCTTTGGCTCGCAAACTCAGCTCTCCAGGGCGGCAGATCCGCCAAGGTCATGTATGGGACTGGGCGAGGAAGCGGCGCATTCCGCCAGAGTTTGTTCCGAAGATTGAACACCATACCGGCGTGCGGTGCGAGGAATTGCGCCCTGATTTGGGATGGGAGCGGGACGAAGAGGGGCGGGTGGTTGCTTACGTCGTTCCCTTGCCTCCCATTGAAAAGGGCGAGGCTTAGCCTCACTCCTTACGCATCGCACGGATCGCGGTGTATGTGGTTGCAGGACGCATGCGTACATCCCCCACGTGGATTCTGCCGTGGAGGTGTCTGGCGCAACGGGTGCAGTCGTCGGGTAACGACGGGGCTGCATCGTTGAAGCCAGCTACCGTGGGATAGGAACTGAGACAGCTGGGTGCGCCGTAGTCGGCATAGCGCACGTTCCGAACAAGATGCTGATCGGCTCGTTTGGTCCGCGAAAAGGATCACCGGTCGGAAGTTCTAAGCCCTGCGCTTGGATGCTTTCGGCTGTCCTCCAGAAGGTTCACTGAGAACTTTCAGGGTAAGGACCAGCAGCAGGAAGAGAGTTTCTTAGAGTATCTGGAGTAATAGGGGTGCGCCCGCGAGGCGCGAACCGGCAGGCACGGATCGCCTGCTGCTGGGAAGGGAAGCTTGCGTACATCCGTCGTGTGGAAGTGGCCACGTCGGTGTCTGGCGCGAAACCGGATCGCTATGGCGGTCCTTTCGTCAGATAGACGAAGCCCCGGCCTCCGTGCGAACAGGACCAGGGCTTCGATGTACGAGGCCCAATTATGTCACAACACCAGCAACCCAAAGCCGTAACGCTTGCGCTCACGAAAGTGACCATCGACGGCGGCACACAGTCGCGCGTTGCCCTCAATGAGGAGGTTGTTTTCGAGTACGCCGATGCCATCAGGCGCGGCGCCACGCTCCCCCCGGTGGTTGTTTTCCACGACGGCGGCACCTACTGGCTCGCCGATGGCTTCCACCGCTTCCATGCCCACCGCGCGGCGCGCGCTGAGGACATCGACGCCGACGTCTATACCGGCACCAAGCGGGACGCCGTGTTACACAGCGTTGGCGCCAATGCCAATCACGGCCTGCGCCGCTCCAATGACGACAAGCGACGCGCGGTTCAAACGCTGCTGAATGACCCCGAGTGGTCGCAGTGGTCCGACCGGCAGATCGCGCAGGCTTGTTGCGTGTCGCCTCCGCTAGTTGCATCGGCCCGGGCATCCGTCACTGTAAATTCTTTCAGTGAGGAGCCGGCGGAGCGCAGGTACACCACCAAGCACGGCACTAAGGCCGTGATGAACACCGCCAATATCGGTAAGCGGGAGCCAGAAAGGGCGCAGCCGGGAGAAGCTGGCACAACACCCCCGCCCACGGCGGCGCCCCCGGTTCCGGCTGCAGTGGAGTCCGACTCCAGCACCCATGGTGCGTTGGCGGAAGCTGGCGAACCTGCAGGACTTGGCGATGACGACGTGCCGTCGCTGGAATCCCTGCTGGAGGAGGCCCAGACCTTCAACCGTCAGCTGATCGAGCAGTTGAAAGCCGCAGAGGCCAACGACCAAGTTGCGGAGACGCTGAAATGGCGCAAGGCCTACGAAGGGTCTAAGGCCGAGCGAGAGCATGCCGAGCGTCGCGCAAGGGATTCGGAGAAACGCGAGAAGACCGCGTGCGACCGCCTGCGCCGGTGCGGCAAGGCAGTGGGCGAGGATGACCCGCGCAGCATCCCGGGGAAGGTTGAGGCCGTGGTCCAAGCGGCTAAGGGGGCAGGCGTATGGTCATGAGCGTAGATCTCCGCCCGTATCAGGAAGCCGCTTTCGAGCAAGCCCGCCAAGCTATTCGGGACGGCGCCCGGCGAATTTTGATCGTGGCGCCAACTGGCTCAGGCAAGACTGTCCTTGCATCGGCCTTGATGGAGATGGCGAAGGCAAAGGACAACCGGGCATCGTTTGTCGTGGACCGGCTGAGCCTCATTGGCCAGACGAGCGAGACATTCGACCGGTACGGCCTGGACCATGGCGTTATCCAAGGCGGGCACCATCGCTGGGCCGGCTGGAAGCCGCTGCAGGTGTGCAGCGTGCAAACCATCGCTCGGCGTGGCTGGCCTGACAGTCGACTGGACCTTTTTGACGAAGCCCACGTTCTGCACACGGCCCACAAGAAGCGGATCAAGGACGGCGACTCCATCGTCATCGGCCTGACGGCAACGCCGTTCACTCGGGGGCTGGGGAAATACTTCGACGCGGTGATCAACGTCACCACCACCCGCGAGCTGATCAACTCAAAGTGGCTGGCGCCGTATCGGATGTTTTCCTGCATTCAGCCCGATATGGATGGCGTGACGGTCAAGTCCACTGGCGAGTGGGACGAGAAGGAGACAAGCGATAAAGCGCTCCAGGTTGTGGGCGACGTGGTGGCCGAGTACCTGCAGCACGGCGCGGGCCGCAAGTTCATCTGTTCCGCCGTGGATGTGGCCCATGTCGAAGCGCTGGCACGTCAGTTCAATAGCGCCGGCATCCCCGTTGCGACCTACACGTACCGGGACAAAGAGGATGACCGGGACGATGTGACCGCTGAATTCCGCCTGCCAGACAGTGCGATTCGTGGCCTGATCACCGTGACAGCTGCATCGCGTGGCTTCGACGTTCCCGACGTGTCCTGCATCATCATGGCGCGCCCGCTGCGCAAGTCGCTGGCTGAGCATATCCAGCTGCTTGGCCGGGGTCTGCGCATGGCACCGGGCAAGGAAGACTGCTTGGTGCTGGATCACTCTGGAAACTGCGCCCGCTTCTTCGCCGAGTGCGAAGAGTTTTTCGATGTAGGCCTCGCCGAGCTGGACGATGGAAAGGGGCGCAACAAGTCCCGGCCCAAGCCGCCGAAGGAGAGGGAGCCGGTCAAGTGCCCGCAGTGCAAGGGCCTGCATCCGCCCATGCCGGCCTGTCCCTGCTGTGGGCATGAGTACCCGAAGAAGCAGGGGATCATGCATGTGCCTGGAACACTCAAGGAGCTGGTAACGGGCGGCCACAAGAAGCAGCTCATTGAGGCTGTGTGGCCGATGGTCTGTGCAGAAGTCGCCAAGACGCGCGATGGCGAGGCTGCCAACAGGCAAGCGCTGGCCATCTTCAAGGACATGACCGGGATATGGCCCCCGCGCGGTACGGACTTCTTCAATACCAGCCGGATTGAGCCCACGGCGGAGGTAAGGGCGCAGATTCAACACGTCCGGATTCGCTACGCCAAGGCGCGGTACGCCGGCCTGGGGGCACGCGCATGAACAGCCTTCCGAAAGCGCGTGATATTGCGCGAGGGAAATGGGGGAGCATCCTTCCTCAGCTTGGGATATCTGCCCACTACCTCGATGGCAAAGGACATCGGTGCCCGCGTGATGACTCCGGGGATGATCGCTTCCGCTTCGCTGACCGCGACGGAACCGGGAGCTTTCATTGCAAGTGCAGTCAGGGGAACAAGGGTGGACTGGCTCTCCTGATGTGCTGCAAGGATCTCTCCTATATCGATGCGTGCAAGGAGGTCGAGCGCGTTGCCGGATCGGCTCTGCCGGACCCGCCCAAGCCTGACGCGCAAAAGGGTGCTGCGGTGCGGATGGAGCGAATCAAGCGCCAGCTGCGCCGACTGGAAGGCCAGGACGATGTTGCTGCTTACCTGGGCGCGCGCGGCTTGGCGTCGCCGCCCAAGGGTATTGGCAAGGCACGGTTGGCCTACTTCGAACGAGGGAGCCGCGAACCGGTAGGAACCTTTACGGCGATGGTGGGGAAAGTCCTCTCTGCCGATGGCAGGGTTTCGGCCTTCCACGTTACCTATATCGATGATGCAAAGAAGGCCCCGGTCAGCTCCCCAAGAAAGGTTCAGGGGGAGCTGCCGCACGGTTGCGCGATCCGGATGTTTGATGCGGCGGAGGAGATGGGAATCGCCGAAGGAATCGAAACCGCGCTGGCCAGCGCCGAGCTTTTCAAGGTGCCGGTTTGGGCGGCGATCAATGAAGGGAATCTGCGGACGTTCGTTCCGCCTGCAGGCACCAAGGTGCTGCACATCTTCGGCGACAAAGACCCGGGCTATGCGGGGCAGTCAGCCGCCTACGAGTTGGCCCATGCGCTGACAAAGCGAGGAATCGAATGCGAGGTCCACATCCCAGCTCTGCCAGGGAAATGCGATTGGAACGACGTGCTGATCAGCAAGAGGGCTGCGCAATGAAGGGGCGAATGCCAGATGGGCCAACGGCGCTCCGTGATTTCGCCGAGCTCATGGAGGGGCAGGCGGCACGTCACGACCGATTGCAGTGCCGCAGGAGTGGTGAGATCTCGACAACCGCAGAGAACTTTCGAACGGCGGCAAGCATTGCCCGGCAGGAGGCATCAAGGCTGGAGAAGGAAGCGATTCAACGTGCAGGGGGTTCGCAATGAAGCGTAAGGAGTTCGAAACGCGCATGCGTCGATGGGGTGCCGCCTATGGCGCAGAGCGCGAGTCACTGGAGGCCGAGCGGTTGACCAGTTCCTACGGGGATTCCCCTTTGGCTCGGCATTGTGTCCAGCCGATACGGCAGGTGGTCACGATGGACCGGGGCGGGGTGGCGCGTCGCCGGCTCCATGGGGCGGCTGCCGGAATCAAGCGGCCCGTGCCAGCCTGGGCCTTGGATCACGTGACGTGCAGTGAAAGTAGGGTCGGGCGGTCATCTCCGCCCATCAATTACGAATGGGACATCCCTCCGGACCTGCGCGACGTGGAGAAGCAATGGCAGCAGCTGCAGATGTTGGATGAGGAGCTGGCGTCGGCGTTGCGGAGTCGCTATTGCGCAGAGGGGGACACCAAGGACAAGGCGAAATCCATGGGGCTGACCATTGGCGTCTATCGGGAGCGAGTGGCGGAAGCGAAGGGGTGGATGCGTCGCGCAATAAGTGCTTGACACCAATCCGATTGGTATGCGATAAATATTGCTATCGCGGAGTATTCCCGATGAAGCCCGGCCCCGCGCCGGGTTTTTTCGTTTGAGAGATTCGCGGGTTTTGCCGAGCGGTCAGGCTGCAGCTTTCCAAGCTGCCTACACCGGTTCGACCCCGGTAGCCCGCTCCAGTTGATCGGGTAGCTCAAAGGACAGAGCAGCGGACTTCTAAGCCGCAGGTTGCAGGTTCAAGTCCTGCCCCGTTCGCCATGCAGTGCGTCGCCATTGCCTCGGTGGTGCTCGCTGCTTGCGTCTGACCGGCGACACGTTCGCCCAATAGGACGCCTCCGGGGCTCTGGCGAATTTCCCAGGCCCCTTGAAGCAGACATGATGGCTTGGCCGTTCGCGGGCCGAGCGTAAACCGCCGGGGCTTACGCCGGCGCCGGACTCCGGTTACCGGCTCAAACAATCCAAGCCCGCCATGAGCGGGTTTTCTTTTTGCCCATCAACAGTGAGAGCTATGGCGCAGATCACTCCCCAACAGGCTGGCGGCGTGAACGTCGTGGCTTTCCTGGACATGCTTGCGTGGTCGGAAGGAACCGACAACGGCAAACAGCGGACGCGAGATCGCGGTTACGACGTGCTCGTCGGTGGCCAGCTGTTCACCAGCTATGCGGACCACCCACGTGTGCTGGTCGACCTGCCAAAGCTGCGGATTCAGTCCACGGCGGCAGGGCGCTACCAGCTGCTGCGCCGCTACTTCGACTCATACCGCAAGACGCTCAACCTGCGCGATTTCTCGCCGTTGAGCCAAGACCTGATCGCGCTGCAGCAGATCCGCGAACGTCGCGCGCTGCCCCTGATCCAATCGGGCCAGGTGGTCGAGGCTATCAAGGCCGTCCGCAATATCTGGGCCAGCCTTCCGGGCGCTGGGTACGGGCAGCACGAACAGAAGCTCGATGACCTGCTGGCGGTGTATCGCCGGGCAGGTGGGGAGGTGCGCAGCTGATGGATGGAGATCCGACGAACGCTCCTTGGTGGGCCGCGGGTGGTGCCTTTGCCCTTTGGGTGGTGCGGGAGATATGGGGCGTCATCAACAGCCGCAAGAAGGAGCGGACCGAGACTGATGCCAATGTCACCTTGGTGAGCGGGCTGACGGAACGCATCGACCGGTTGGAGCAATCGCAGGCCAGGATGGGCACGCAGCTGGACGAGGAAATCAAGCTGCGGCGTGAGGCGCAGGAAGAGGCGCACCGGCTACGCATGCGAGTGCAGACGCTGGAGGGCCTGCTTCGCGGGTTGGGGGCGGTGATCCCGCCTGAGCCCCAGTGATGTATCTGGGCATAGGCCTGCTGGCCGGCCTGATCGTTGCTGCCTTTGCGTACCGGCGCGGCGACATTGGAATGGACCCATGACAGCCCTTGTGGGCGTGGAGGTTTGAAGTGCGTATTCGTTTGAACGGCACCATTGCCCACTTCCAACCTGACATGCATCCGAAGCATGGGCCGCAGGTGTGGCCGTGGTGGCGACTGGTGAGCTTTGGCCTTGTGCGCCTTGAAGTAGCCAAGCCGTCGATGGGCTGGCGACTCTGGGTCTATACCCGTTGGGGCGCTGGCTACGGTGACTTGGTGCTTGATCGCCGAAAGCTGACAGCGGCATGACCCGCGCTCAGATCCTCGCCGCAGTGTGGCTGCTTACCCTGCTGGCGTCCTTCTGGGCTGGCAGGGAGTGGCGGGATAGATCCTGCGAGCTGGCAATTAGCGCAGGTGCGCTAAACGCGCTAAAGGCGGACAAGCAAGCAGTCGAGCAGGCCCGGGCGGTAGAGCAGAAGCAGGGCCAGGCACAACAGGCCGCAGCCGACACGGCAGACAAGAGAGAGGCGCAGATCAATGCGGACTATGGCGAGAGGCTGGCTTCTGCTGGCAATGGTGGGGATCACGGCAGGCTTTCCCAGCTGTGGGGCCAATGTGAAACCGACCGTCTGTCCGAGCGTGCCGCCACTGCCGCAGAAGCTGCAGGACAAGACCGACTACGCCGCGAGAGTGCGGCACGAATTGTTCGGGACGTCGAATCAGCCCAGTCCGAGCGAGACGAGGTGATCGACCGGTATCAGGCGGTGGGCGCTCCCGCTGATGCCAAACAGCTATAAACAAAAGTGTTGACACATAAACAAATGTGTTTATACTTTCTCCCAACAAGACAACGTTAGGAGGCTGATGAAGACAAGCGAGTTTAGGCGGTGGTTGCAGTCCCAAGGCGTGGTGATGAAGGAAGGAGCCAATCACACCAAGCTGATCTACCGGGACAAGCGATCAACACTGCCAAGGCACGCAGCTGAACTAAAGGAAGGCACACGGAAGGCCATCCTCAAACAGCTGGGCATCGAGGAGCCGCCCCGATAAGGGGCGGTAACTTGGACTCGCAAGATTCATCTGATCACATGCTCTATCCAGCAAATCTCGCACCGGAAGACGGTGGGTTCGTTGTGACGTTCCGGGATATTCCGGAGGCGATCACTCAGGGCGATACGAGGGAGGAGGCCATTGCGATGGCTGCCGATGCCCTCGCAACCGCAATGGAGTTCTACTTCGAAGACGGCAGGCAGGTTCCGCTGCCGAGCGAGGTGGGACGTGGTGAGGTGGGTATCCCGCTGGCTGCGGCCTTCTCTGCGAAGGTGCTGCTGCTGAACGAGATGCTGGCCCAGAAGGTCACGCCGGCTGAGCTGGCGCGCAGGCTGGGCACCTCACCGCAAGCGGTCAATCGCACGGTGAACCTGAGCCATGCAACCAAGGTGGACGCTATCGCCGATGCACTGAGCGCCCTGGGCAAACGCCTGGAGCTGTCGGTGGTAGACGCGTAGGCGCCCAGGACAATCAAGCAACCAAGAGCCTCGGCAACCCCGGGGCTTTTTTGTGGGCGAATCGCTGGCCACGATCTGGGCAGCGGCCGTACTGGAGTGTCTCGATGGAACACCAAGCCACTGAGTTGGTAGAGGTCAGCGTCCCGTTCGGGGAGTGGGCCAGCCCAGCCAACAAGGCCCACGCGGGCATGAGCGTAAAGCAGGCAGATGGCAGCTGGGGCAGCTGGCCAGATCGGATAGGCGCAGACGGCACTGTGGTTGTGCAACGGCGAGTGTTGAGGCGGCGAGTGGAGTCCGACTCCACCCGAGCGGGGTCCGTGTGATGGGAAGGTTGAAGACGCTGCCGCCCCGCCTGAAACCAGCAGGCCAGCGCCTCGCATGGGTTCCTACCCCGGGAGGACAGCGCCTCACTGGCAGGCGGCTACAGGCACGGCGCCTGCGCATCTGGACTGCCAACCCAGCCTGCAAGGACTGCAACGTACTGACGCGCTACCCCGACGGCTTTGAGCTCGACCATGACGTGGCGCTGGTCAATGGGGGCGAGGACACGGATGCGAACTGCTGCGTGAGGTGCATCGAGTGCCATGCAGCCAAGACGCTGGGCGACATAGCCAAGGCGGGCCGACCGGTTCCACGGCGGTGATGTTCCACGCGGGGAGGGGGAGGGGCAAAGTTGGGAGCGATTCCCGGCCGGAAACCACCTGTCCTCGCATGTGCATTTTTTATGCCGATTCAGGAGTAATCAGCAAATGGCAGGTAAGAAGGGGCGCAGCGGAGGGCCGCGCGAGAATTCGGGTGGTGCTCGCCCTGGGGCTGGTCGTCCTCCCAAAGAGCCCGTACTGAACATGTCGGAGCTTCTGCTGACGAGTGATCCGCAGAAGTTCCTGCAGGGCGTAATGAACGACCAGGAGACGGATATCAAGCTTCGGGTGGATGCTGCGAAGGCCCTCATGCCTTACCAGTACCCGAAGAAGGCCGGGGGCATCAAAGATCAGAAGCAGGCGGCTGCTGAGCGCGTGGTTGGAGCCGGGAAGTTCGGCCCAGGACAAGCGCCGATGCGACTGGTGAAGGGCGGTAAGGGATGATGCCCGCGTGGACGACGGCCTGCCCCGACTGGGAGCAACGCCTGATCGACCAGCGCGCCATCATCCCTCCGCCGATCTACCCCAAGGAAGCAGAACAGGCCCTTGAGATATTCAAGGCGCTGCGCATTGTGGACTTGCCCGGCAAGCCGACCTTCGGCGAGGTTTCAGAGGAGTGGGTGTTCGACTTCGTGCGCGCCATCTTCGGCGGCTACGACGCGGAGACCGGCAAGCAGCTGATTCGCGAGTACGGCTTGCTGATCAGCAAGAAGAACACCAAGTCCACCATTGCCGCTGGGATCATGCTGACGGCAACCATTCTGTGCTGGCGCGAGGACGAAGAGCACCTCATCCTTGCCCCAACCAAGGAAGTTGCAGACAACAGCTTCAAGCCAGCGGCGGGCATGATCCGCGCCGACGAAGAGCTGCAGGCAATGTTCCATGTGCAGGAGCACCTGCGCACCATCACCCACCGGGTGAGCCGGAACACGCTCAAGGTGGTGGCGGCTGATACGGACACGGTGTCCGGCAAGAAGGCCGGGCGGGTGCTGGTCGATGAGCTATGGCTGTTCGGCAAGAAGGCGAACGCCCAGGCGATGTTCCTGGAGGCGCTGGGCGGGCAGGTATCGCGCGATGAGGGTTGGGTGATCTTCCTGACCACTCAGGCCGACGATGCCCCGGCAGGCGTGTTCAAGGAGAAGCTGCAGTATTGGCGGGATGTGCGCGACGGCGTGACGTTGGACCCGGCCACGCTGGGCGTTCTCTATGAGTTCCCAGCGGCGATGGTTGAAACCAAGGCCTACTTGGAGCCCCAGAATTACTACATCACCAACCCGAACATTGGCCGGTCGGTCAATGCGGAGTGGATCGAGGGGCAGCTAAAGCGCCTGCAGAACTCCCGCGACGGCAAACTGCAGGAGTTCTTAGCCAAGCATCTCAATGTGGAGATTGGTCTGGCGCTGAGGTCCGACCGTTGGGCCGGGGCTGACTACTGGCTGCAGCGCGCTCTTCCGGGGCTGACCTTGGACAGCCTGATGGCCCGTTGCGAGGTCGTCACGGTGGGAATCGACGGCGGCGGCCTGGACGATCTGCTGGGGCTGGCGGTGGTGGGGCGTGAATCGGACTCGCGCAACTGGCTGGTGTGGACGCGCGCCTGGGCGCACCCATCTGTGTTGCAGCGGCGGCAGGATATCGCCCCGCGCTTGCGGGACTTCGCTGCAGACGGGGATCTGGGACTGGTAGAGCAAATCGGCGACGACGTGCGAGAGCTAGCCGCGTGTGTTGCAGACCTTGAGGAGGCTGGGTTGCTTGCTGGCGTCGGCGCTGACCCCGCTGGCATTGGCGCGGTTCTGGACGCCCTTGAGGAAGCTGGCGTCCCGCAGGACAAGATCAAGGCGGTATCGCAGGGCTGGAAGCTCGGCGGCGCAATCAAGACCACCGAACGCCGGTTAGCTGAGGGCTCGCTGCAGCACAGCGGGCAGCCCCTGATGGCCTGGAGTGTCAGCAACGCGAAGATCGAGCCGCGCGGGAACGCCATCCTGATCACCAAGCAGGCCTCTGGCTCGGCAAAGATCGACCCGCTGATGGCGGTGTTTGATGCGGTATCGCTCATGGAGCTGAACCCCGAAGCGGGGAACGGCGTTATTTCACAAGGCTTCGTGGTGATGAACTGATGCTTGGACTATTTGGAAGCAACCCGCGCCCTGACCCGCGAGACCGGGTAGAGCCAACAATCGGAAACGTGGCCGAGGGCGAGACAGCCTCGTCTTCCAGCCTGCGAATGTTCGAGATTTTCGGCAATCCGACCACTGCATCTGGCGCTGTGGTGACACCCGACAGCGCGATGCGCGTCTCGGCGGTGTTTTCCTGCGTGAGCTTGATCGCGGGAGCCATCTCGCAGCTGCCGCTACACGTCTACGAGCGCACGGAGGAGTCGCGCAAGCGGGCCGACCACGACTATTGGTGGCTCCTCAACGAGCAGATGAGTTCGGCTTGGCCGACCGCTGCAGCGTGGGAATACCTGGTTGCACAGGTCTTGCTGCGCGGCGACGGGATTGCTTACCTGAAGCGGAATCGCGCAGGGCAAGTGACCGCAATCTTGCCATGGCCCCGCAACCAGGTGCAGATCCTGGAGCAGGAGCGGAACTCACCCCGCGATGAGCGCCGCCTTCAGTACACCTTCTTCGACAAGGAGGGGTACTTCACCGTCGATCAAGCTGATGTGCTGCACCTGCCCGGGTTCGGATTCAACGGCGTCCACTCCATGTCCGTGATCCAGTGGGGCGCCCGCAATGGCATTGGCATCGCGCTGCAGGGCGACGAGCACGCCGGGAAGTTCTTCAGCGAGGGCGGCAAGCCCGAGGTGGCGATCACCACGACCGGCAAGATGACAACGGGGCAGCAGGATGAGTTCCGCGATGCCTGGGTGAAGAAGTACGGCGGCAATCAAGGCAACCGACGAATCCCGCTGATCCTGACGCAGGGGCTTGATGTAAAAGAGCTGACCATGTCCGCCGTGGACCAGCAGCTGCTTGAGTCGCGGCAGTGGCAGGTGATCGACGTTGCCCGCGCCTTCGGGGTTCCGCCTCACATGATCGGCGAGACGACCAAGGCCAGTAGCTTCGGTTCGGGTATCGAGCAGATGAGCATCGGCTTCGTCAAGCACACCTTGGGGCCGCACCTGAAGCGCTTCCGCGACGAGCTGAACCGAAAGCTGTTCCTGACCTCGCGCTTCTTCGTGGAGCACAACGTTGACGGCCTCATGGCCGGTGACTCCAAGGCGCAGGGCGAGTATTTCGGCAAGGCTCTCGGCGGTCCTGGCACACAAGGCTGGATGATGATCAATGAAGTGCGCCGGATGAAGAACCTGCCGCCCGTCGAGGGCGGGGACCGGCTGTACAACCCAACGGATTATCAGGCACCGCCTGCCGACACCACCAAGAAGGACGAGAACGATGACGATTCCGAAGCTGCTGCAGCTGGCGAAGAATAACGCTGCGGCATCCAAGCCGCTGCGGGCCGAGGCCAGCGGAGCAGAGGCCACCGTGTATCTGCACGGCGTGATCGGCGGCTACTGGGGCGATATTGACGAAACCGAGTTCGTGAAGGCCCTGACTGCCTTGGACGTGGACACCATCCACCTGCGAATCGACTCGCCTGGCGGTGACGTGTTCGGGGCCCGGGCAATGATGACGGCCATCTCGCAGCACAAGGCCAGGGTTATTGCCCACGTGGACGGCTTGGCTGCATCAGCGGCTACCGGGATTTGCATGGCGTGCGACGAGGTGGAGATCACCCAAGGCGCAGGTTTCATGATCCACAACGCCTGGACCATCGCGCTTGGCAACAAGGCCGACATGGCAAAGACCGTCGAGCTTCTCGGCAAGATCGATGCAGGGCTGGCTGCGGACTACACCGCACGCACCGGCAAGGATCAGGAGCAGATCACGCAGTGGATGGACGAGGAGACCTGGTTCACCGCCGATGAGGCCAAGGAGCATGGCTTCGCCGATCGTGTGGTCGAGGTGGTTGGCAAGAAGAAGGCAAAGAATCAATGGGATCTTTCCGCCTACGCCAACACCCCGGCTGCGCTGCTGGCCAAACCGAACAACGCCGCCCCCGATGACGGGGATATCGCGGCGCACCGAAATGCGCTCGAGCGGCGGCTGTCGCTGCTGGAACGCACCCCGGCCTAAGCGACTCCCGCTTGCCGAAACCGATACCGCCGAAAGGCGGTTTTTTATTGCCCAAAGAGGAATCAAGACCTATGGCTTTCAATATTCAGGCCGAGCGGGAGCGCCGCACCCAGCTGGCGAAGGACACCCGCAATCTGCTGGACACCAGCACCGGCGCAGGCAACACCTGGACCGCCGAGAACCAGACCAAGTACGACGAGAACGTGGCCGAGATCGAGCGTATCGATGCCGCCATTGACCGTCATCAGAAGGTGATGGACCTGACCGCCGACAACGCCATGCATGATGCAGGCGTCCGTGAGCACAATGGCGGCAAGGGCGACAAGAACGCGTCGGGTGACGTGCGCCTGTTCGACAAGTGGGCGCGCGGTGGCGACAAGGCGCTGAGCGCAGAGGAGTGGAAGCAGGTCAACGCGGCCATGTCCGGCAATCCGGCCGTCAACCCGGAGCAGGGCGGCTATACCGTCCCGACCACCTTGGCCAGCGATATCCTGGACGCGCTCGAGGCCTACGGCGGCATGCGTCAGGTGGCGGATGTGTTCCGCACTGCTGGCGGCGAGCCGATGCAGTACCCGACCAGCGACGGTACGTCCGAAGAGGGCGAGATTGTTGCGGAGAACACCTCGGCTGCGGATGCGGACGTGTCGTTCGGCACCAAGGGCCTGCAGGTCTACAAGTACAGCTCCAAAGTTGTGACTGTGCCGTGGGAGCTGCTGCAGGACAGCACCGCCGATATCGCGGGCTTCATTGAACGCCGCCTGCAGTCGCGCCTGGGCCGCATCACCAACCGTCACTACACCCTTGGCACTGGCACCGGCCAGCCGATGGGCCTGATCACCGCCGCCGCCGTTGGCAAGATCGGCGCTGTTTCGGCGCTGCCGGTCATCACCTACGACGACCTCGTGGAGCTGGAGCACAGCGTTGATCCGGCTTACCGTGCGAACGGTCGCTGGATGCTCCACGACGACATGCTCAAGCTGATCCGCAAGGTGAAGGACGAACAGGGACGCCCGATCTTCGTGCCGGGCTACGAGCAGGGCAACCCGGGCGGTGCGCCGGATCGTCTGCTGAACCGCGACATTCAGATCAACCAGCACGTTGCCTCGCCGGCAGCTGCGGCCAAGTCCATCGCGTTCGGCGACTTCAGCTACTACAAGATCCGCGACGTGATGGACATTCAGATGTTCCGCTTCAATGACTCGGCCTACGTCAAGAAGGGTCAGGTCGGCTTCCTGGCCTGGATGCGCACTGGCGGCAACCTGATCGACGTTGGCGGTGCGGTGAAGACCTTCCAGCACGGCGCTGCCGCCTAATCCACCGATGAATGGCGGCGCCCAATGCGGGCGCCGCCTGGAGGAAGTCATGTCGAAGAAGTCGAACCAAGCGGCTCAGGCCGCGCCCAAGGCTGAGGCAGAGGTGGCGCCGGCAGGCCAGCCAGCTGATGTTGTGGAAACCGATTCCACGCCTTCCGGTGCGGACGACGCGGAGTCTGCTGAAGTGGTCACGCAGGGCGACGAAGCGGAGGCCCCCGTTGACGCGGACGCTGACGCTGCTGAGGACAAGGACGAGGGCGAGGACGGGGACGCTGAGCCGGCTGAAGCCGGCGAGACGGTCAAGGCCTTGGTGCTGAGCAACAACCACCTGGGCAACGTCGGCGACGTCATTGATGTTCCCGCAGCCCACGCCGAAGCACTGCGCCTGGGCGGGCTGATCGATACCCATCCCAACGCCTTTCCCAAAGAGGGGTAAGCCATGCTGTACCTGATGACCGCCGCCACTGCAGAGCCGGTGACGGTCGCAGAGGCGAAGGCCCGTCTGCGGTTTGATGGGGATGCCCTGGACGCGGATATCAGCAAGATGATTTCCGCAGCCCGGGAGATCGTTGAACAGCAAACGGGCTATGCGCTCGCTGATGCTTCCTATGCCTGGAGCCCGAGCGGCGCGGGAGATGTGCTGCCGATCCAGCCCGCAACGGTGACGAGCGAGGCCGGTGCGAGGCCCATTCTGTTCACCACTACCCCTGGTCCCGCACCGGAGGCGTTGCGCACCGCAATCCTGCTGCTGGTTGGGGACATGTTGGCCAACACGGAGGCGTCAGTCTCTGTGCAGCTGCACGACAACCCGGCGTTCCAGACGATGATCTTCCCCTATCGACGGGTGCTGCCATGAGGGCGGGCGAACTGAACCGGCGAATTAAGCTGTTGGCTCCGACCACCGCCAAAGACAGCTACGGCGAGGAGATTGAGACATTCGCCGAGGTGGCAGAGGTCTGGGCCAAGGATGAGCCACTGTCGTTGAGGGGCATGGCCAGCGCCAAAGAGTCGATCCTTGGCGGTGCGGAGACGGCATCGGGCATGCGTTACATCACCATCCGGCTACGGCAGGACGTAACCGCCAAATGGCGGCTTCAATTCGCCACAGGTCGGCTCGCAGGGAGGCAGTTGGAGCTTCGGGATGTTCGCGATCTCGGCAACAACCAGGCGCTGGTGCTGATAGCACAGGTGCTGGATGGCTGATTTCGACCTGGAGATTCAGGGCTTGGACCAGTTGGAGCAGGCTCTTCTGCAGCTGGCCGAGCCAGCGGCCAACCGGGCGTTGCGCAAGGGCATGCGGGTTGGCTCCAACGTCATCCGCGATGAGATCCGTAGCCGCGCCCCCGTTGATACCGGGACGCTGAAGAAGGAAATCAAGGTCCGCAAGCTGCGGGATCGGCCCGGCTCCATTGCCTTCAAGATCGGCGTCAAGACGATGCGGAAGGTGTACGCGAACACGAAGCGCAATCGGCGCATGAGGCGTGCCGGAAAGGTTTATGAAGTGGATGGGGCTGGCTACTACGCCAAGTTCAACGAGTACGGCACGTCCAAGATGACGGCGCAGCCATTCATGCGCCCAGGCGCTGAAGCGAAGGCAGAGGAGGCAGTCGGCAGTATGCAAAGCGCACTGTCGGAAGCCATTGACGAGGAACTGAGGAAGATCCGCCGATGAGTCTCGATGAATCCTTGCAGGCAGCCATGGCGACTGTCACGCCAGATTCTGGGCCTTTCCCTGCCAAGACCCAGAAGCCCCTGTATGCGACCTACCAGCGTGTCACCGGCCGCCTGCATGGCTCGCTCAACTCAGGCTTTGGGGCTGAGCGGGCAACCTTTCAGATCGACGTCTGGGGCGACTCCAAGGGCAAGGCGCGAGGACTGGCCGATACGCTGAAGGCCGCGCTGCCGGGCCTGCTGAAGGTGGGGGAACTGTCCGACAACCCGGACGATTACGAAGAGGACACGAAGCTGCATCGGGCCAGCTTTGACGTAGTGATCTGGGCCTGACCCGTAGCCCGCAAAGTAAACGCAGCCGCCGATGGGCGGCTTTTTATTGCCCAAGAGGACAAAAGCAATGACCAATAAGGCCATTTCCGCCCAGCAGTCGGCTATCTATGTGAAGGCTGGCACCGCTCCGACCACCCCGGATGACCCGTCTGGCTACACCGAAATCGACGGCGTGACCGCGTTCGCATTCGGCAAGGGCCAGGCCGACACCCTGGACGCCACCAACCTGCGCAGCACGCAGAAGGAAAGTATCGCAGGCCTGGCAGGTGGCCAGACGGTGCAGATCACCGGCCAGCGCTGGCCGCGCGGCACTTCAGCCGGGCAGGACATTTTGCAGGACGCTGACAGTGACGAAGACCTGTTCTTCTTCATGGAGCTGCCGACCGGCGATAAGGCGACCTGCGTTGCAAAGGTCGCGGCCTTCAACATCGCGCCGGGCGTCAACGCGGTGATGACCTTCACCGCCGATATCCTGCCCCGTGACTTCACCCTGATCGATACCCCGTAAGGAAGCGCATGAGCATTCTCACCAAAGACGCCATTCTCTCGGCACAGGATCGCACCACCAAGGACGTGGAAGTCCCGGAATGGGGCGGCACCGTCCGCCTGTCGATGATCTCGGCCACCGACCGCGACGCATGGGAGCAGCAGGTTTACGGGGGCGATAAGCCGAACGTGAGCGACTTCCGCGCTCGCTTCGTGGCCCTGTGCCTCGTAGACGACAAGGGCGCACGCATGTTCACCGACAAGGAGGTGGCCCAGTTGGGCTCCAAGTCGGCAGCGGCCCTCAGCCGCGTGTTCAAGGCTGCCCAGAAGCTCAATGCCCTGTCTGATGACGAGGTGGAGGCGGCTGAAAAAAACTGACGTCCCGGCCTGAGCGCCGGGTGCAGTTTCGGTTGGCCCATCGCCTCGGCTATGCCCACCCGGACCAGATGCTGGCGGGGCTCAGCTCCCGCCAGCTGACGGAGATATATGCCTTCCTTGAGGTTGAGCCGCTGGACGACCCGCTCCAGTTGATGATTGCTCAGCTGACGGACGTACTCGCCAAGGTCAACGGGAACGAGACCTCGCCCGGGGACTTCAAGCTGGTCAGGGAGACCGCTGCCCCAAAGGACCAGGGGAGGCAGAACGGCGAAGACCTGATTAACATGTTCCTCCGGGCTTCCAAGGCAAATGCGGCGGTCTGATAGGATTGCCGCACCTACAAAGGAGGGCTGGCGATGATTCTGCAGCGGGCAATAGTGGTGGTTCCTGCTCTGCTTTGGCTCGTCGCCTGTTCAAGGGAGGAGGCCACATCAGCCTCGCCAGTGAACGCCTCCGACCTATCACTTCATTCGCGTGCTGAGGCGGCTGTACTCGCCGACCTCAAAGATCCATACACGGCGAAGGTCGAAATAACGGGTGATTATGCTCGCAAGGCAGAGCGCGTTGTTTGCGGAACTGTGAACGCAAAGAATGCCCTTGGTGCATATACGGGACGGCGGGATTTTCTGGTCTGGGTTAGCGAAGGCGATGTAATACGCCGCGTCAGCATTGCAGATGGCCCTGATGATGCTTCTTTTTATCGGGGATTCTGCAGCGATTGGAGTGGGGATTGAGGCCCGTCTAATTATAGGGTCGCCCGCCCCTGAGCTGCCGATCAATCGGCCTCTCCATCAAGCGAATCTTGGCCGCTTACAGTGTTTTCCAATAGCCCGCCACTAGGCGGGCTTTTTATTGCCGGAGATCTGAATGGCAACCGCCGCAACCATTGACGTCCTGCTGCGGGCCAATACCGCAGCCTATCGCGCCTCTATGGCCGAGGCCGCGCGCACAGGAAATCAGAACCTTGCGTCTATCCGCAAATCCGCCAACGAGACGGCAGTTTCGATTGCAAACCTCAACCGTGCTGCGGTGGCGTTCGTCGGGTTTGAGGGCGTTAAGGCGGGCGTGCAGCAGCTTGTCGCTGCCCAGAAATCGTTTCAACAGATCCACTACGGACTACAGGGGGCTACCGGCTCGGCAATGGCGGCGGAAAAGGCCTATGGCTTCGTCTCGCAGACCGCTAAGGAACTGGGCCTCAATCTGGAGGATTCGGCCAAGTCGTTCACGCGCATGACTGCGTCGGCGACCGCTAACGGCATCGCGATGAGGGATCAGCAGGCACTGTTCACGGCTCTTTCCCGATCTGCCACTGTGATGCACCTGAGTAGCGACGAAGTAAACCGCGCTAACACCGCCCTGTCGCAGTCGTTCGGCAAGGGCAGGTTCCAGGCTGAAGAACTGCGCCAGCAGTTGGGGGAGGCAATTCCTGGCGTCCTGCCGCGTTTCATGCAGGCGGTGGCGCGGATGAATGAAGGGACGGCGCTGGCCGGCAAGTCCTTCGATCAGCTGCTGCAGAATGGCGAGCTGAGCGTCAAGAAGTACCTGCCGGCCATGATTGAGGCGCTGGAGCAGACCGGCTCGGGTGCCGAGGAAGCTGCGAAGGGGCTCAATGCGGAGCTGAACCGCCTTTCGACCGCGTGGTATGAGCTGAAGGTCAATACCGGCAGCGGCTTGTTCAACGATGCCACGATCACCTCGATTAAGTTGGTACGCGAAAACCTAGAGGGAATTGCCGGTGCTGGCACGCTCGCTATGGGCATTATCGCCGGGCGACTCGCCGGCATGGGCGCGCAGAAGGCATACGGCGCCATCTCGGCACCCATTCAAGAGCGTGCCGCCGTGGCTGCACAGGCCGGCGAGGTCGCCATGCTGGCGAAGGCGCGCGCGAAAGAGGCTGCAGAGCAGGTAAATCAGGCGCGTGAGTCCGTACGACTGACGACGGCGTGGAAGGCGCAGGCAGCATCTGCGCAGGAGGCGGCTCAGGGTCAGCTTGCAGTGGCCGCAGGGGCGCAAGAGGCGGCGCAAAGGACATTGCAACATCAGCAGGGCGCCGCGACCCTATCGGCGAACCTTCGGGCACAGAAGGAGGCGCAGGCAGCCGCGAGCTTGGCATCGCGAAATCTTGCTCGGGCCCAGGCTGAGTACAACGCGGCTGTGATGTCCGGCACCAAAGCTGATGCGGCGGCGATTGCGGCCAAGGGCAGACTTATTGCTGCACAAGAGGCTGCTGCCGTCACCACGAACAACCTCGCGATTGCAAGAGGGAGGGAGGCGGCTGCGGGGGCGGCTTCAAGCCTGGGAGGCACGATCTCCAGTGGCTTGAAGTCTGCGGGCTCAGGTCTCCTCGCGCTTGCTGGAGGTCCGTGGGGCGCGGCTGCAATCGCTGTTGGCGCCCTTGGCTTAGCCTATGTGGATGCGGCGCGGAAGTCGGAGGAAGCCCGGAAAGAGTTTGCCGCGCAAGTCCAGTCCATGAGCACCTTGAAGGTGGCTATCAAGGACACTATCGACCAGTACAGCCGCATGGATAGTGGGAAGTCGCTGCGCGCTGCAGCAGAAGACTGGAACCAGTTTGGTGTTCAGGTGCGCAAGGCCGATGCTGACATTGCGAAGCTGAAAGAGCAGATTTCCGACTACCAGGAGCGATTGGAGGCTGCGCGGAAGAAGATGGAGGTTGGTGCAGGCGGAGCGGGCGACTTCACGTTCTACAGCAGTCAGCTCCTGGAGGCGCAGCAGAAGTTAGCAGCTCTATCGAAGGAGGCGGCCCCGGCGCGTGCGGCTTTCTTGCAGCTTGAGGCGCAACTGCGCAAGTCGATGGACCCGCAGCTCTTTGAAGCCATGCGTCAGGCAGCCATCAAGGCTGATGACGTTGAGTTCAACAAGTTGCGAGCCCAGCTTAGCGACACTGAGCGCGCTGCAACCGACACCTATATGGCGATCCAGAAGATCAGCCAGGCCGGCCAGGATGATATGTGGTCGCGGCAGGTTGCACGCCTGAAGCGTGAACAGGGCGAGTACATGTCCTGGCTTGCCACGGAAGGCAAGAAATACATGGATGCCACTGGAAAAGGGTCGTTCACGGAAGCTTGGGCGGTCCTGACTCCAGACCAGAAGCGCCAATTCCAAGAGCGTGCGAAGTTCATTCGCGACGACGTGGCAGCTGAGAAGGCATGGAACGAGCAGAAGAAGGAGTCTAAGGCGGCAACTCGCTCGGCCTTCTCGGACGCGAAGGCGCAGGAAAACCAGTACACCTCGATCATCGACCGCATCCAGAAGCAGATCGCGCTCGATAAGGAGCAGATGGGGCTGACCGAGGACATGATCCCGGCCCAGCGGTTGCAAGTCACTGTCCTGACCGAAATGAAGTCGGCCAAGGACAAGCTGTCGGAGGTCGAAAAGGCACGGGTCAAGACGATGCTCGCCGAGGCAGTCGCTCAGGGGCAGGTTCTGGCGGCCCAGCAGGCGGCAAAGAAGGGCGCGCAGGAGCTGCTGAAGCTGCAGATGGAGCTGCAGGAGGCAGCAAAGAGCCGGGATGCCAGCAACTTCGCTGACCTCTATTCCATCGGGCATAGCTCGGAGGACGTGGAGAAAATGCGGCGGCAGGCGAAGATCCAGGAGGACGCACAGAGTCGCCTGAAGTCACTGAACGACCGTAGCGCTTTCGGCCAGTACGACATGAAGGCGTATTGGCAGCAGTTCCAGGAAATCCAGAAGATGCGGGACGCCGATCTGGCTGCCGAGCAGGCGTACCAAGCAGCGCGTGCGTCCTATATGGGGGACTATGCCAACGGCGTGACAAGGGCTTTTGCAGAGATGCAGGAGGCTGCGGCGGACTTCGCTGGGCAGACGTACAACCTTCTAACCAACGCCTTCAGTGCGGGCGAGGACGCGTTCGTAGAGTTCGTCAAGACCGGAAAGCTGTCGTTCTCCAGCCTTGCAGACTCGATCATTTCGGACCTGGCCCGCATCGCTTACAAGCAGATGGTGGCCGGCTTACTTGGGAACGCTATTGCCGGAAACGGCTCCACGGGAGGCCTCGCCGATCTTCTTTCCGGCAGTTTCATGGACTTTGACACGGGCGGCTATACGGGCTCTGGCGGTCGAAAGGAACCAGCTGGCATCGTCCATAAAGGCGAGGGCGTGCTCAATCAGGATGACATGGCGGCGCTAGGCGGGGAGGTTGGATTCAATCGGCTTCGGCGTCAGCTTCGTCGTGGGTACGACTTGGGCGGGGTAGGGGGGCAGTCTCCGGGGATTGTTTCGCTGTCGAGGGGAGCCGGTCCAACTGCGGTGAACATCAACGTGGTCAACGCCCCCGCAGGCACAACTGCAAGCGCGACTGCGAGCCGCAATGCATCAGGCGGGCTCGACATTGAGGTCATCTTGAATCAGTTCCTCAACGCGGCAGCCGAGAACGTGGCCAACGGCGGCTCTATCGGGCAAGCAGGCAAGAGCCGCTACGGGTGGCAGGAGGTTGTGTAATGGATGAGGCTGTCTTGAACTTCCCCGGTGGCCGGGCCGAGGTGTTGTACTCGGGATACTCGGAGTCTTTTGATCCCAGCGTTGAACGCACCGAAATGGAGCGTGGTATTCCCAAGCAACGCCTGATCAACTCACAGGTGCTCGTCAAGCTGAAATGCAGCCTCTTCTTTCGGTCCTCGGCAGATCAATCTGCCTTTGAAGCCTGGTACTTCGATGCGCTCAAGCGCATCGGTTGGTTTCAACTTGAGCAGCCTCGAACGGGGGAGATCATTACCGCTCGCTTCGAGGCAGGCAGTATCGGAGAACTGGTGCCGTTGCATACCCGGTTCAGGTACTCCAAGCGTGACGTGACCATGGAATACCTCCGCTGACCCCGAACCACCCCAATCCACGGCCCGCGTACGCGGGCCTTGTCGTTTCTGGAATCTAGAATGACCACATTCCTCGAGCGCCGCCAGCGCGTTACCGACACCTCGGGCACATTGCTGTTACTGGAAGTCAGCGCGCCGTCCTTCGCCGACACCCTCCGCATCGTCAACGACACCCGAAACTGGACGAGCAACGGCGTGGAGTACATCGGCGTGCCGTTCGGCTTCAAGCTGCCTGATGACGTGTCCGGGCAGACGCCCCGGGCCGTACTGACGCTGGACAACATTGGCCGAGGGATCACGGACGATCTGGAAAGCCTGCAGCCCTACGATGTGGTGAAGGCCAAGTTGATGATCAGCGACCGAGCAGACCCTGACGTTATCGAACGGGTCTACATCCTGCCGATCACTCAGGTCTCCGTGAACACGAAGACGGCGACCGCGCAGTGCGGCTATGACGCGGTGATGCGCCAGCAGGCCGTGCGGGTCCGCTACAACCCGTTCACTGCCCCGGGGGCGTTCTGATGCGACTGTCCGATGTTGAGCGGTTCACCCTGCTGCCCTACGACGAGGCGACCTTCGATTGCGCCGATCTCGTGGTGTTGGTGCAGCGGGAGCTGTTTTGGCGGGAAGTTCGCATGCCAAGCCGTCGCCCGCGCGGCACAGAGGGGCAGGCGGCCATCGGCGAGCTGTCCAGGCCATACGCCCGAAGAACGGATGCGCCACAGGATGGTGATCTCGTCCTGATGATCGAACACGGACACAAGCGCCCCGGCCATGCCGGGGTTTTCTTTTATCTGGCCCACGAACCGTGGGTTCTCCATGCGAACGAAAAGACGGGCTGCAGCATCTTGCACCGCGTCCGCGACCTGCCCGACTTCGGGCTACGAATCGAAGGAACATATTCATGGGTTTGATGGAACTGTCGCGCATCCAGCCGGGCCAGCTGATTGTTACCCCGCATCCGATGCTGCTGGACGGCCAGCGCACCGTTGTGTGGGAGCTCCAGCCCGGCGACAGCCTTTACTCTATTCTCATGCGCAACGTCCCTGAGCTGGACGGGCAGCCGTGGGCGGTGAGCATTGGCGGCATGCCCGTCGAGCGTCACTTGTGGCACCACGTGTTTCCGAAACAGGGGCAGGTGATCGAGGTGCGCGGCGGTGTTGGAAAGGCGGCGCTTGCCACCGTTGCGCTCATGGCCTTGGGCTGGTGGGCGGCGGCAGCCATGGCAGCGCTGGGTACGGCGGGCGGCACCGTTTTCGGCTTGTCCGGCGTAGCAGGCTACGCGGCTGTGGGGGCCGTATACATTGGCGGCAGCATGCTGATTAACAAAGTCATGATGCCGAAGCCGCCCAAGGCGTCGAGCCAGCAGCAGGATTCTGTCTACTCGTTGTCTGGGGCGCGCAACCAGCTGCGCCCGTACGAGCCGCTTCCTATGCTGTTCGGTAAGGTGCGCATCACCCCCGACATGCTGAGCAAGCCATACACCTGGTACGAGGGCAACGACCAGTATTTGGGCATGCAGCTGTGCGCTGGTATCAATGTGGGCCGTATCGAGGATATCTATAACGGCGACACGCTCCTGAGCAGCTACGAAGGGGCCAAGGTGTACCACGCTGGCTACAGCCAAATGCCAGACCAGGCGATCCCCCTCTACAGCAACGCCGACGTTATTGAGGGCGGGCAGCTGCTCGATACCAGTAGCGACCCGAAGCACACCCCGAGCGCGTGGATTGAGCGCACCAGTTCCACCGATACCGTTCGCCTGATTGTCGGGCTGGAATACCAGCTGTACGACAAGACCAGCAAGGGCAAGGACAAGAACAACTCCGAACGAGTCGAGGTGCAGTATCGTCCTGCAGGCACGACCAACTGGCTGTTGTTTGGGAGCTACACGCTTAATAGCAGCAAGACCAAGGCCTACAGGGCAGGTTTCGGCAAGGATGTGGAGCGTGGGCAGTACGATGTTCGCGTGCGCACTGCCGGCCTGAACACGGATGGCAGCGGGGCTCAAGCTGCGTTTACCTGGTCAACGCTCACCAGCGTGCAGGTGGATGAGGCTGACTACACCGGCCTGTCCCGCACTGGCATCGAGCTGAAGGCGACGGGGCAGCTAAATGGCTCCCCTGATGAGCTACGGGGTTTGGGTCACGCTGATCCTATCCCGGTGTGGGACGGTAGCGCCTGGAACACGGTTGAGACCAGCAATCCCGGCGCGCAGATCCTGGCTTATGCCCGAGGCATCACGCGGGCCGGTCGCCTACTTGGTGGCATGGCACTGGACGAAGAGCAGATCGACGTTGAATCGTTGAAGGCCTTCACTCTGCACTGTGCTGCCAATGGCTACGCCTACGACTACTACGTCAAGGACGCGCGCAACCACGAGCAGGTACTCTCGGCCATCGCATTGGCTGGGTTCGGCCAGATCACGTGGGCTGGCGGGCGTTTGGGCGTGGTCTGGGCTGCGCAGGACCAGCCGCTGTCTGGCGTGGTTAACATGGGCACGATCAAGAAGGGCCAGTTCCAGGTTGACTACAGCCTGAGCAACGCCGCTGACGGTATCGAATACACGTACATCGATGGAGTTACGTGGGAAACCAAAACGCTGCGCGTGCCTGCGCCGGGCGTGACCACGATGCTCAACCCTGCCCAGGTAACGGGCGAGGGCGTCACGACCGAGGAGCATGCCGCCCGCATGGCGCGCTGGCATCTGGCCCAGTCCCTGTACCAGTACAAGGACATTAGCTACAGCACGGACATTGAGCACCTTAGCTATCAGCGGCTGTCCGTCCTGGCCATGCAACATGACATGACGCAGTGGGGCTACGGTGGGCGTGTTGCAGCTGCCGCCGACAATGCGGGGACCGTAACTTTGCGCCTGGATGAGGCTGTGCCATCACCGCCGAGTGGAGTTGGTTACATCGGCCTTCGCATCCCTGGTGAGCGCGTCTATCGGGTGCTGAAGGTGAAGCCCTTCATCGGTGAGTCGGACACCATCGAGCTGCTTGACCCTTGGCCGGACGATGCGGCCCTGCCGGGCGGCGCGTTGAACGATCCGGCGCACGATACCCTTTGGATCTACGACTTCAAGCAGACCCCCGGCCTTCGGGTGCGTGTCGTCCGGGTCGAGCCAGAGGCCGACCTGAAGGGGGCGAGCGTGCGCGTTGTCCAAGAAGGCGCAGAGTTCTGGAACTACGTCCTTACGGGCGAGTATGTCCCTTCGCCGGGCGGCTCATTGCTGCACACGCGCCCTGTTGCCTCGAATCTGAAGATCACAGAGCAGCAGGTGGTCCAGGGCGACACCGTCTTTACCGAGCTGACCGCCACGTTCGACGTGTCGGGCCCGGTCGGGAATGTGGTTGTGAGTTCCGCTGCCGAGGGACAGGAGCTGGAGCAGGTCGCCCAGACTCAGACCCGCACCGCGACATGGAGGATTCCTCAGGCGGGGGTTTACGACATTGTGGTCAGACCATACTCGCCTGAAGGGCAGGCCGGCATTGCGGCATCAGTCCAGTACGCCACTGAAGGGGCGGACGCTCCTCCGGTGCTTGTGGATCTGTTCGACGTCGAGCAGCGCAGCGGGGGTGTTCGCCTTTACACCTGGGGGTGGCTGAGCGAGACGATCCAGTCTGCTGATTTCGCGGGCGTCGAGATCCGCTACATCGCCGATAGCGTGGCCGCTCCAATATGGGACGAAATGACGCCGGTTGGAGAAACGGGGTACCACACTGCCCCGTTTGAGGCAGTTGTTCCAACATCGGGGACCTGGACGTTTGCTTGTCGCAGTCGCAATACGGCGGGTCTGCTCTCCGTTGGCATGAACGTCATAACGCGAACCCTTGCGGCAAACCTGGGTGAGCAGTTGGGCGGTATAGGCGGGGACATAGAGGCGATTACGCAGCAACAGGCTGCGCAGCAACAACTCCTGGACCAGGAAATATTGGATCGTGTCCAGGGCGACCTCACTGAAGCCACCGCACGAGCGAATGCAATTCTCGCCGAGCAAACCGCGCGGGCGACCGCCATCACGTCTGCGGTGTCCGCCGCAGCCCAGCAGTCGGCAGATGACCTGCTGAACGCCAAGCTTGAGCTTGAAGCCGCCATCGAAACTGAAACTACGATCAGGCAATCTGACGTGGAATCGTTGGCAAATCAGATGGCAACGATCAGTGCGGGCACTGGCGAGCAGTTCGATACTGGCGGTGGTATTTGGTACTTCGACACCACCGTGGATGGTTGGTCCGGCTCCGTAACCCCAACTGCGGTTGCAGGCTGGCTACGAACTGGAGTAGGAGCTGGTCCCACGCCGTACTTGCAGTCCCCTACGCTGACTGTTGATAGCAACACGTACCGCTACATCAAGACTCGCATCCGCAAGGCTGGTGCAGTTGGCGCGTGGGTGGGCAACGTGCAGTGGATCACGGCTGCCGATGCCACTTGGGACACGGCTAAGCAGGTGACGGTGGCCGAGCCAGCGTGGGATGCGAACAACATTGCCACGCTGGACATGCGAGATATTCCGTGGGCGTCCGGGGTGACGCGCATTCGCCTGTTCCTGTTTGCCGGCCCCATCACATCCGCCATTTACTGGGAACATGATTGGATTGCCATTGGGCGTCCGTCACCCGGCGCATCTGCGGCAGCGTTGCAGGAAGAACGCACCGCACGCATCACTGGGGACGCAGCGGAAGCTACCCAGCGAACCACGCTTGCATCACAGATGCGTGGTGATTACACCGGCACGAATGTTGCGCAAGTTACCAGCGGCTTGGTTTTCAGTGAGCGCCAGGCACGCACTACGGCAGACGCGGCAATTGCAAGCGATGTGTCTGCTTTGCAGGTGCGTATGCCAGCTGGAAACGGTGCGTTGGCAACTGCTGATTCGGTATCCGCAGTGCAAACTGCTGTGACCAATGTTGATGGCCGCGTAACGTCAACTGTTGACTCCATCGAACAGTTGAAGTCTGCGCTAGGTGAAATTGTCACCGTGCAGAATCCGTCGTTTGAAACCATTACCGGTAACATCGGCTGGGGCACGGATGGTATCGGCGCCAACAACACGCTTCCGGCTTCTACGGCATTTGCTGGTAACGACGGCTATGCGTCTCATGGTAAATACGCGATTCGGTTTGATGGTGATTCTGGTTACCCGAATCGCACGCTTTACAACGCGCAACTTTTTGATCTGCGCAATGCCAAGCGTGTTCGTCTTGGTCTGAACAGTCGCACCGCCGGAACAGCACCGCCGAGCGGCGTGCAGATTCGAATCGGTATTCGCTGCTACGACAAGGATGGCGCGTATCTGTCGAACAACTACGCACCGTGGGTTACGTCTGAGGGTGCCGGCTGGAATTACGGTGCGAAGCTCATCGATGCGTGGTGGGCAGTTCCAACCGCCGCGATGTTTGGCCGCGTGGTTATCTATGTGCAGGGTTTGACCAGCGGTTCCGTAATCGTAGACAGTGTGGTTTGCGACATTGAGTCTTCAGCCGAATCGGCCACGGCGGATGCCTTGCAGTCGCTGAACACTACTGTCAGCAGTCAGGGCGGTACAATCACGTCGCAAGGTAACGCGATCACCGCTTTGACGAACGACGTTGCCGGTAAGGCCAGTACCAGTGCGTTGAACGCGCTGCAAACAACCGTCACACAACAAGGCGATTCGATCACTGCACAAGCAACACAAGTTGCCCAGGTGAAGTCAACAGCGGAGGGTGCTGCGGCAAGCGTTACAACGCTGAGTGAGACGTTTGTCAGTTCTTCGCCGGTAGTTGTCGTTAACCCATCCTTCGAAACAGACACGGGGTGGTCTGCTGCAACGTCTGGCGCGGGTGCCCTTCCGGCAGAAGCGGTGTATACCGATGTTGTTGGTTCCGGTGGCGCGCGAACCGGTGCCCGAGTTCTTCGTATCAACGGCAATACCACCCTCTACAATCAGGGTCGCACCAACGTTCGCACTGGTGAAAAGCTGCGTCTTGGCATGTATATGCGCAATATTGGTACCACGCCGAACTCGGGTGTGGCGCGGCGGTTGGGCTTCCGTGGCTACGATGCCGCAGGTGCTTACGTTGCTGGTAGCGCACTCTGGACTGTCAACAACAGCAACGCTACCACCGCCAGCTGGCCGACCGATCCTCAAAGCGGAATCTACACGGTGCCAGCGGGGGTCGTGAGCGTTGGCGTCATGATCCAAATTGCCGCACTCACATCTGGCAGCTTGGCAATAGACGATATTGTCGCGGAACGTATCAGCACTACAGACCAAACGTTCATGGCACGCAACACCGTAACGCTCGACGTGAACGGGAACATCAGCGGTACGATCAACGAAAATGATGGCGAGCGCAGCAGTTTTAGCGTCCTGGCGTCCGTTTTCCGTGTTCTGACCGGTGGCGCAGCATCAGGTATGGAGTGGCAGGCCAACTACCTGCGTGTGTACGGTTCTGGCTACCAATATGTGATCGGTACCGGCTTCGGTGCAAGCAGCAACTTGGTTCAATGGGTCGGCGCAAACATCGGTGTGGCGGCTTGCACGACTGCGAACTGCAGCCAGGCAGTTACGACTGCCGGCGTGACCATCGTACGTGGGTCAACGAGTGCAGGCCGGATGGAGATCACCCCGACAGCCATCAACGTATACGACACAGTGAACGCGTTGCCACGCATCGAGCTTGGTCTATGAGCACTTGGCCCCGGCTTGTCCGGGGCCTTTCTTGGAGGTTGAAATGGCAGCTGGACTCATTGTCCGGAATGCGTCTGGCGTCGTCACGACGCAGGTCAATAGCAAGCTGACGAAAGTGTGTGGGCAGGTGGCAATTGCCCCCATGAACGTCATTAAGAGTGGCAGCGGCAACAGCACTCGGTTCGTTGCCCCCGCCGCTGCGAACGGCTCGGTTGTGGTTCCGCAGTTCGCCCGCGCAAGGCCCTTCTTTTTCTTCCTGCCGAATGGCCAGAGTTCTGACTTCCAGTTCCTGGCCCCGTCGGTGACCATCAGCGGCACTACGCTGTCATGGGTGTGGAAGGACGGCGCGGTTGATGCGAAGGCGAAGATCGATATGTCGAACAACAATGCGCAGCCAGGTGTCGTTGGCGGCGTCATAATCGTTTTCGGGGCCTACTGATGCTAATTGTTCGAAATGATGGCAACCTTGTGCAGATCGGCGACGAGTTCGCCAACTATCGCCTTGTGCGTTCCTACGTACTTCCCACAAGCGCGTTCAGCAACGGTGGCTCTGGCGGTGCGCAGCTGTTGCCTGATACGCCGCCAGCAGCAGCTATCAACGTGGCCGGCGTGGACTCCCCACTTGTCGTGATCCGCCCAATCAACAGCGATCATCGCGGCAGCGTGACGATGTGGTGGGGGCCGAGTGGTGGGGCGCGGCTGTTCGGTAAAGTCAAGAACATGCTCTACCAGGTAGAGGTCTATATTTTTGGGAAGACCACGCGCGCGGATACTGTTGCAGGTCCGAAACTGCTGATGCGGAATGCGGCTGGTGTTGTTAACTACGACTCACGACATATCCCGCTTGTCGTTGAGGACTTCGTCACTGTGACTGCGAGTGTCCCCAACGGGACCAACGAAATTGACCTTGGGCAATTCCTCCCTGGCAAGGGCCTTGGCGCGTGCATGGTGGGGCCGCGAACGAACTTCCATTCGACTACATCAACTGTTGCGTGGGCGGACATTGAGTCGATCCGCGTTACAGCCGACAACCATATTTGGCTGTCAACGATTCGGTTGTGGGACACGGTGTACGGCGCGTATTTCCAAACCGCTGACTTCGACATGACCGACAATCCGTTCTACCTGATGCTTGTTGACACCAACAAGCTGCCGCTCCCCTACGAGAATGTTTGATATGAACGACCTTTCATTGAGTGAAAGTGGCGACGTTCAGCGCGTCTACGACGAAACTAACCGAGACGTGCTGTTCTGTCGTCGCGCAGAAATCTTCTTCACCCCGAACGAAGACGGCACGCCGAGCACTGAAGGGAAAGTGCTATGGCACACGCAGTGGTGGCACTACATCGGTAACGTGAAGCGGGCGGAAAGCTTGGGCCCCGTGATCGAGAACTCGATTGAGCAGGTGCTGGGCGACAGTTACGAGGTGGGAACGGCGGGCGCCTTGCCTGCGGCAGTCATCGTGGCGGGCATCAAGGCTGCCTACACGCACCGGGCTGCTACCCACTTTGGGATAGAGGCGGGCGGCGAGGGCGAGGCTTAGGCCAGACCGAGCGCCGTGGCGGTGGCGCCAGTACGCTTGCAGGCCGCAAATCGCAGCCCATGAGATTCCGATTGGTTCCAATCTGATCGCGGCATCTACCCCTGTATGCCGCAGCCGGGCCGCTGACTCCCCCTCTGCAGTGGCTGACGCCCGAAAGGCTCGTCGTGATCCGGCCATCTCCGATCCATACAATGGCGGCCGCATGAAGATCCCTGTATTCCGCACCCCCAGATCTATGTCCATGGTTGCCGTGGACCTGATGCTGCACGGCATCGTGGTCGCCGATGCCATGCGCCCCCACAACCGCCTGCTGGCGGGGGAACTCCGTGACGAGCTCGGAATCAAGCCCGACGACACCGACAGCGACCGGGATTTCCTGCTGCACCTGTCATGCGAGGTAGATCCGGCCGGCGAGTACGGGTGGGTGGATTACTACGTCTACAGCGCCACCTTCCCCATGGACCCGATGCGTGCGAAGGAGCTGGTGTGCGCCGCCGTCCGGCAGTGGGGCACGGTTGGGAAGCCGGACTATTTTGTTGCGACGCTAAGCCGTTGAATAGTCAGAATTAAGCGAGGGCAGCGTCATACATATGTATCGCTTTTGTTACGTAAGTGTTTGATGTTAAAGACAAATAGTCTTGCTGTAGCGCAATTCTGTAGGCATGCTGTGTCTCCAGACAGAGAGGATTTCCCATGAAAACACGACACTACTTGCACGGTGATCTGGTCGATGGCCGCCCAGGCGTGCACTTTTGCGCCTTCTGCGATTCGTTTGTACCGGTCGATCATTTTCAGACAGCTCACGCCGAGCTCGACCACGGGAAGCGGCTCTTGAATTCTATCGAGCGCTGGAATCGGCTCGATGATAGTGACCGTAATGGTCGATATCGCCCCGATAGTGCTGAAAACGTTCTGTACATAGCTGCCGTCGAAGAGCGCAATAAGCATGAAGCAGCGCGGTCGGACTTTCATCGGTGGCTGGAAACGCAGGTGGACCGCGATGATCCTGTCGGGGATCTGGCCAAAGACGTAATGATCGATGACGAATTTCCGGTGGGTATCGAAAGTTCGACTGAGATGGAGCGCCATCTTGAGCGGCACGGCGACCATATAGTTAAAGCCATCCGATCCGCCTGGCGAGACTTCAGATCGCAGGCTGACTAAGCGATTCGCAGCCCATGCGATTGACGCCTGCGAAGATGCAGGTCATGAACACATCGACCAAGAAGCAGGTGTGGCATCCAACGAAAGCCGCCTGGGCAAGGGCTCGGGCGGCTGAGTTGGATGGGCAGGCCCGGCAGTTGGATCAGTCCAGCGCCGGGAACTGGCGGCAGCGAGCTCGGCTCCGGGCCGCCTCAAGTCGTCTCCGATTGCGGGCAGGGGACTATCTGGCCAAGGCCGTGCGTTTCGAGGAAGCGGACGAGTAGGGTTCCCCGATTTCAGCGGGTAACCCGGAAATTCCGGGTCACTAAGGAGTGCCAAACCGCCCGCACGGTTTTCCCCCAAAAGGGGGAAAACCCCTGGCGGTGCCGATTGCTGGATTTCCAGCAATTGAAGGCCGCAGCACCAGCACCCACCTGGCCATCTGCCAGGCCATTCTCGGGCCGTTTCAGGCCCAAACCCCTTGCTATGTATACCTTTCAACGCTGGCCATCGAATCCAGTTGCCCTACATATGCTGGACAACTGAGGTGTCCAGCACCACGGTTCAAACGCCATTTCTGGCGGTAGGGACTGCGCCTTTGCCCTGCCGCTGGGTCAGGCAATGCGTTCGCTTGTTAGCCGGACCCAGCCACCTTAAGATCCAGCTGCACCAAGGGGATAGCCCACCACACGGTGCGCTGTGGATAAGTCGTATAACCGGACCCACGGGTCCGCCTATTAGGTAGTTAGGCCGCTAATGACATCACTACAGCAACTGGTAGAGAGCTCACCATCATTGTTTATGGACTCTGCCCACGAAAGTGAGGGCACGCTGATTGAGCTTGAGGTTGCACTCAACGTGTCGCTGCCTTCGGACGTGCGATGGTTCTGGCTATTCTGCGGATCCGGCTACACCGACGCAGCGCCAAATGCCAAGCGTTGCATCAGCGACACTATGCGATATAGATCAGCGGTTTCGCTCCCGCCCAATTATGTCGTCTTGGACGATCGCAATGATGGGGGCACCGTGTTCTTGGATACGAATTCTCCAGCCGGAGCGGTAATTTGGGTGGACTACCATGCAGTTGAGAGCATCGGCTTAGGCAAGCTATTCCCAGCAGAGCATGACTCATTCCCTACATTCACAGATTGGGTTAGCTTCTGCATAGAGCAGGCCAGTGACGCGGCCTAACAATTCATTCAAGCCGAACCCGCTTCGCGGGTCGGCTTAATTCTGGTGTTAGAGCCCGCATGAAGCCAGACGTTATCCCAAACAAAATTGCGATCCTTTCGGGATCTGGACTGAGCGCGGAGAGTGGTCTTCCCACCTTCCGTGATTCCAACGGCCTCTGGAATGAGTACTCCTGGCATGAGGTCGCTAGCCCGGAGGGCTGGGCACTTCGTCCTGAGGCGGTGCTTGCTTTTTACAATGAGCGCCGTGTAAAGGCATGGCATGCCCTGCCAAACGCTGCACATACTGCAATAGCTGCTCTAGAGGCAGCCTATGATGTTGTTGTCATTACACAAAACGTTGATGAACTTCATGAGCGCGCGGGCTCCAGCAATGTAATTCATCTGCACGGGCAACTCGCCTATGCTCGCGGCACCTCAGACACGCCAAAACGGTATCGAGTCGAGGATTCTCCTATCTCGCTTGGCCAACTCTGTGAGGACGGGACACAGCTACGGCCCGACATTGTTTGGTTCGGTGAGGAGACTCAGCACATGGACGTGGCCCGATGGCACGTCAGCACGGCGGCAAAGGTCATGGTGGTCGGCACATCACTGACTGTTCACCCGGCTGCCTCACTCGTTAAGGCGGCCCGTGGCCGAGCGGAGAAGGTACTCATCTCCCTTCAGATGGATAAGGTGCCATACGGCTTCAAGTTCATCCGGGGCAATGCCGCTTCCGCAGTTCCCACGTTGGTTCAGGAGTGGCTCACTGCTGCCGGTGCGGGCTCTAACAATTCCGTAAGGAGCTTCCCGTCAGCTCCGGGTGCGTGTGCGATCTAATTGTGGCTCCCCGCCAGCTTTAAATAGCCGGAAATCCGGGCATTAAAGGCTGGGCTTGAAATCCGACCCTTGCGCTACTTTAGCTATCGCTTAACTAGCAAGTTGGGCGCTTTAACTAGCAGGTGGAGTCCGACTCCACTACGCGTGCCTTGTACTCATCGGCGCCTGAGCCGTTGCTAACGCTTTGATCTGATTAAAGTGTGTCCAATGGCCACAGATGGGCGCGCCCCGGAAGCAAAACTCAATTTTGAGGTTTGCAGGGCAGGCCGTCCGTTTCCCTGCAGGCCCACCGCAGAACTGCAGGTCGATCAGCACCCGCAGAACTTGGCCCATGCCTCCATCATCTTACGGCGGCGCTCCAGCATGGTCCCGCGCTTGTATGCGGCCTTGGCCTTGTCCCGGACCTTGTGGGCGAGGGCGGCTTCGGAGAGGTCGTCCGGGTACTCGCCGACCTCATCTGCCCACTGCTTGAACGTGGAGCGGAAGCCGTGGACAGTCACATGGCCATAGCCCATGCGCTCCAGCAGCGCCAGCATGGCGTTCTCGGACATTTCCTTATCGCCGCTCCCCTCGCTCGGGAACAGTAGCGCGCGGCCCATTCGCTCCTTGGCAAGTGCCATGGCTGCTTTGGGGAGGGGGACGATGTGCGGGAGCGCGCCCTTCATTCGCGCCCCTGGGATCTCCCAATCTTCTCCACCATTGGTGGAAATCTCCCCAGGCTTTGCCCCGACCGTCATGCCGGTGCGTGCCGCCGTCAGAATGGTGAACTCCAGCGCGCGTGCTGACTCGCCCGGCCTCTGCCGCAGGGCCTTCATGAAGTCTTTCATTTCGCCGTAGGGCAGGGCTGGGAAGTTCTCCACCTTCTTGACCTTGCTGGGCTTGGGGAGGAGGACTTCAAGATGACCCTTCCAGCGCGCCGGGTTCTCCATGCGAAGCCGGTTCTTGACGATCACCGAATCAATGACGCTTTCCATGCGCTGGCGCACCCGGCTGGCCGTCTCCGACTTGGTGTGCCAGATGGGGTTCAATACTTCCAGGACGTGGTCTGTCTCTATCCGGTCAACCCGCATGGTGCCGATGAAGGGCTTGGCGTAGGTTTCGAGGGTGTTCCTCCACTGGTCGCCATGCTTGGCGTTCTTCCACCCGGACTTGTTGGCATCGATGTAGTCGGTGGCGGCAATCCAGAAGTTCGGGATAAGGGAGGCTTTGGCCTTGGCCTCGCGCCGGCCTGCCAGGGGATCGATGCCGGCCAACAGCTGCTTGCGGGCAGCGGCTGCCAACTCCCGGGCTTCGGCCAGTGATATGGTGTGGACAGGCCCCAAGCCCATCTCCGGGCGCCGGCCCTCGAAGCGGTATCGGAACACCCACGACTTGCCGCCGCTGGCTGTGATCTGCAGGTACAGCCCGCCGCCATCAGGGTAGTAGCCGGGCTCTTCCGTCGTCGCCACCTTCCGCGCACTCAACCTATTGAGCGTGAGCGTCATAGTCACCCATCCGTGTACCCATCCAGTAGACGCGGATTGTAGCGAACAATGGCGGATTGTGGCGAACGTGAAACATCCGCTAAAACAGCGACTTATGCGGTTTCACGGATAGTGACGAATGATGGCGAACGGTTCGGCGGAAGACTCTCACTCCGCCAGTTTCAAAAAAGCCCCTTTCAAGGGGCTTTTTTGTGCCTGATGGTTTTGTTGCTGTGCCTGCTGTTGCTGAGTTTCTGTTTCGATGTGCTGGTGCGCCTGTCTGCGCCTTGTGGGAGGGGCGTGTTCGCGCGGGGCAGTGGCGATGTGTTGTGTGGCGTTGCCTGGAAAGTCTCTGTCGAGCATGGCGTGGCATTGCAGGGTTCGGGGCTGTACTGA